TTTCTTCTACTTTCTGAAACCATAGAATTATAAACGCTATCGTGCTTAACAATACGTCTAGTAACGTCAATCATTAACTCAGGGGACATTTCATCACGGCTAAAACACTCATTAGCTATTTGTATGTTAGGGTAATTGCTAGTTTCAGATAAGCGCATGCTTTTAGATAAAAATTGGTTTTTAGAATGTCTGTCACCATCAATCTTTTTAGTGCTTATATGGATATGGTGTCCACATGATACGTTAATCCCTGCCCCTGCATTTTCTAAGCACTGGTAAACCTCTTCTACTTTACGCCATGCAATAGAGCAATCTGGCAATGGTGGGAAAACAATTTCGGCATCAACGCCAGATGTTCCATCATCTGTAACATGCACCCAGTTAATATTGGCGTTGCGTAAAGCTTCTCTTGAACGATTAACAGATAAACCCTTAACCTCGCATTCTAAACCAAAAACCAAATAGTCGTTTTCATTAAAGTAAGTCATTTTAAATTTCCTTTTTGTTGTGTGTGTGTCTATCGACACCCCTAGATTACTACGAAACGCGTTGCATATCAAATAAAATGTTCGGGTTTTTAGCCAAAAATCGCAAAAAAATCAACAATCACGTTGCGTGATCCAGGGGTTACAGGCTGCAGGATTAGGAACAATTGTTCGGGTTTTAAGCAGCAGCAGGAAAGCCCGATGCCCGAATCCCGACATAAAAAAAGGGCTGCCCGCAAGCAGCCCGTTCATTACCCGAACATTTACCCGATCAGTCAACAGCTACTGAATCGAGTCCAAGCTCCTCGGTTATCGATGCCATCGATCCACATATCTCATCCCACTCTTCATCATAACCTTTGTCTATGCCTTCAGGTATGAGGTCATGCCTGTAGCTGTGCAACGCCCTCCATACTACAGCCAACTGTTCTCTTAAATCTTGTTCCATCTCTTTCATTCCTTTCTCCATTAATAAACTTTTCTGCATCTTTCCTTGTGCGGAAGTTTTTTCCCTCATGCGGAACTTTCCAACCATTTTTGTAAACAGAATAATAGTATTCTGGTTTCAGATCTAATAGATCACATGTCCATCTTTTGATCGACCACTCATTTTTAGTCAGTTCTTTATCCATTACTTCCCTCCTTCATTTAACATAGCATTCATTTTTTTAGATACTTCCATTATAAATTCTGCGCTATATTGTATTCTCTCGATAAAAACCTTATTCGCTTCTTCCTTGTCCAATTCATTATTTGGCTGATTATATATTTTCAGTAGGTCAGCCGTGCTTTTTATAGACCCAGCCGATGACAGTAAATTATCAGTTGCTGATTTAAAATATGCTATAGTGCTCTCATTCATTTTACTCTCCTGTGTTGTGTGTGTGAGAGGCGGTGGTTTCATCCACTCTAGGTAGTTCCGACACCGCCTCCCTTGCAAACCGCTTTGTATCTTTCTGCAAGACCAACGACTTACCTATATAATATACGAAACTTATTTCGCATAGTCAAACAAAAAAACACACTTTCTTAAAAAAAATTTGCTGCGTCCCCTGGCTGCCTGCGGCTGACCAGGACGAACAATTGTTCGGGTTGTGCTGCCTGGAGGCCAACGCCCAGGACAAAAAAAAGTGCAGCCGAAGCTGCACCTTTTCCACAGGAAACCCGAACATTTTACATTATCCTGGCTGGATCCGTCATTGCTCCGAAGTAACTCACTCGAAACCGATTACTTGATTCAGCCTTCCATCTTCCAACCCAAGCAGCGTCTCTGGTACCCGAACACTTCATTACAGGACCAGCGCTATCCCCGATAGCCTCTAGGTTTGCTTGAGCTAAAAGCTCCTTGAACTCTTCAAACTTCATCTTATAAATAGCTATATCCATAATCATCCTCCTTTGTTTGCGTAAAGTGCGACCAACCAGCCGCATCATATAAGTAAGTGGTGTCTAAACCGAAATCGTGAAACCCTTGTAGTATTGTGTTAAAATATGTTGACGGTGGCGGTGATATTTCCCCGCCATTCATCTGGTAAGTCATCACTCCAGCAATATATATCTTGCTATAGAGCCGATGTGCGACTCCCTCATATATATCGAGAGCCTTCTCACATTCTGGTGTGATTTCCCACAATCCGCCCTCTATCCGAGTAGTCGGATCACCTTTTACGATGTCAGCCACGCCCCGAAAGGTCAACTCATGCCCGTAAAAGGCGACCTTCCCCACGGGTTTGGCATTGGGGCAACGATGTCGCATTTGCCCCAAGTTAAGGTTTGAGCCATAGGCAAAATAAAGTTTGCTCATGCTACTTGCTGTTCCTCTACAAACTCACGGAACTCATCGCGGAAGTCTTCAATAAGCGCATCGTTGAACTCTTCCAATCTATCACCCAGAACTTCCTTGAAAGCTCTGGCGATTTGATGGTGTGAGTAGTCGCTCAAGTCAGTTGCGTTGTACTTGTTCCACTCACTCAATACAAAAGCGCGTACATTTCTACGGGGCTTGTTCCACAAGCGCTTTGCTTGCTCAATGTTGCGCCTGTAGTGTTCTTCCCCTAGATACGAGCCATCAAGCCAAAGTCTGAAGTAGCGCCTGTAAGGATTGTTTGGATCAAACAAGTCTGCATATTGTAAGTCTGCTATTAGTTTTTTGGTTTTTTGGTTTTTAATCATTCCCCTATTCCTCCCGTACATTCTTCTAATACATCAAAAAAATTTAAGTTCCTTATTTTTTTATTAGCTGTTTCTAAATGTTCAAGCCTATTCATCTCTTCTTTTTCACATTCAAAACATTGATATTCCCATTCGCTACCGCAATGAGGACAATCTGGGTATTTAAGTATTTCATTTATTAGTTCCATCATTTCTTTCCTCCTGTTAGTCTGTTTGGTCTATACATAATATTTCGTATTCATCAAAGATATCTCTAACTTGTTGTTCGCTGTAAGCATTAACGTAAAGATAACGATAACCATTAAAAGCTTTGCTATGGAACTCAACATAATATCTAATCATTTCTTTCCTCCCTCAACAAATTCTTGTGATTTCCATATTGTCACAAACAAATTCTTTACTTAAATAGTTTTCATTACTTTGAGATAACTCCAAATAATTTTTAAGCGTTAAATCATTTTCAATACTAACTTGGTTTAACAAATCAAAATTATGGAAAACACCATCTGGATCAGTAAATAGATTAGTGTTTGAATATGTGTCTTTTAAGGTTTCTTCATTGTGTATTTCTACAATTGAATCGTTCCATTTGCACAAATAAAGAACGCCTTTATCTGTTAAATCTACATACGAATTAAATTTATTCATTTTCTTTTCTCCCTCAACAAATTTTTGCAAATCTTGGGCAATAACTAATGCCCTTTGGATTGCTTCGTGACGACTGTTGCCGTGCCATTTGGAATAAGTAAAATCCCCATCTTTAGCAAAATCAATTCCATAGACATCTAACTGCTCTAATTCTGCTTGTTCTTTTGTTTCAAAAGCAAACAGTTGAACCAAATTGCAACCACCTTCTGTCTCTCCCATATAAACCATAACGGAGGGAGTAAGGTCATGCTTATCTGAAGAATTCTCCCACACAATGCTTTCATCACATGCGTTTAAGTCTTCAACAATTTTTTCTATATAATTCATTTCTTTTCTCCTGTGTGTTTGATTATAAAGAGATGGTCTTCTGCGCCCTCTAACTCCTTTAGTGAATTGATAGGAGCATCTGGTTCATCTGGATGCGCTACAAAAACAGATAGTCCATCTTTTAATGCATCTTTAGCCTTATCCATCGAATACGTCATTGTGTTAATGTTAATATTCATTTCTTTTCTCCTGTGTGAAATGTGTTTCATATATAATATATAGTGAAGTCTATTTCGTATGTCAAACAAAAAAAGAAAAAAAATAAAAAAAAGTTTTTGGCTGCTGTTCGAGTAGCAGCGTCCTGGCCCCAAGGCTCGATGAACAATTGTTCTGGTTAGCGCCCACGGAGGAGTTGCTGCAGCGCCAAGCAGCCAGGGAGGATTCAGGTAGCAGCAGCACAAGATATTGTGGTTTACCTGGTAGGCAGCGGATAATCCCGAACATTTGTTCAGATCCCGAAGCTGTGGCGCCAGGGAAGACCCCGATGATTCACCAGCAGACCAGGCGGAAGGCGCCCCGAACCCGAACATTTCTTCGGGTTTACCAGCGGCCCGGCCCAGGGCGACCCCGACCCCCGATAACCATAACCCGAACATATCCCGATATATGCCCCGATGTGGCTCTAGGGCGACCCCCGAACATATCCAGAGCGTCTCTCTGGGAGAACAAGGTTAATCACTAGATATAGTGGGTATTTCTGTATCAGGCACTATCTCTTGTGCCTCTCCTTCAACGGGCGTGATATTTTTCATTCTGCTGTCTGCAAGCCGCCTGAATTCGTCAAGCTTTTCAAGCATTTGCTCCTTAGTAAGGCCTGTTACATCTTCATGTGTTATGTGGCTTTTGTTTATAAGTAGCCCTGTGGCCTTCAAACGTAGCTCTTCAGCGCGTATTGCTTCCCCGAACTTACCTAACTGCCAAGCTTCATCCCGAAGCTTTAATAGATCCCGAACTGACTTATCAACTGTTACCCCGAACTTAGCTTTAGCCTCCAGCCTCATTTCTTCTAGGCGTTCTTGGACAACAGCATTCCGTAGAAGCCGAACAGCGGCAACTGACGGGTTAGCGTACCCCGCTTCTCTTGCTGATGCGGTTTGTGTCATATCCCGATACATATAGTTATCGAGAAACTTTTGATGTTGTGGAGTCAGCCTTTTCATATGCGCTAGACTCTGCTCCTTAGTTAAACTTTGCCCTGCTTTTGGCATTTTATTTTGCTCCTCTTTTTACTTAATATATGTGTGGGGTATCACTACCCCCACATATATATATATATGACACCAGTGACACCAATGATACCTTGTTTGTTTTCAATGACTTAGCGTTGGTGTCATTCATTTTACTTTAAGTGATTCCTTTTACCTTAACCCATTGATTTTATTGAGGTATCACTGACACTGGTATCACACCCTCAATGACACTGATACCTATTTTTCCCATCTATAGAACACATGATCATTGATCCGAACTATATATTGTTTGCTCTCTGACCAGCTTGGTAATACGTCCACTGAATGATAATGAGTAGCCTGATCTACCATATCATATAGCGCACCTCGATATACTCCAGACGCAACCATCATAGCTTTTTCCCATGCGTACATGTCGGTAGGTTTATCTGATTTTCCATCACAGAACCACGAAAACTGGCATTTATCCCGAACAAGTTTGCTTTTATCCCAGGAGTATCTTTGTCCTTGCTCTACGACCTCACAAACGTCATTAGGGTAGCGTTCATCGTAAACGCGGTGCATAACTACTTGTGCCACTGCTATTTGCCCTATCATGGGCTGATTTCTCGCTTCAAAGTACACATTAAGAGCAAGACATGTAATTGCTGCTTCAAACATTGTGATAATCTCTACGTCTTTTTGCTGTAAAGATAGATGTGCAATTAGCGCAAGTAAGCTTTGTCTTGCGTATTTCTTTGAATAGTTTTTTTAGCGTACAATTAAATAATGCAGATGATACCCCAACACTTCTATCGTTATCTGTATGAAAGAAATAAAGAGCTATTGGATGTTCTTTATATCCGCAATTATGACAGCCTTTTGCTATCTTATACAGATTCAAGTGATAATTTCTACGTTCTGCCCTCTGTTGTTTTTTTTCATAATCTCGTTTATTTTTTAATTTTTTCTTATCGAATTTTGTTTTTCTTCTTTCTAATAAATATAATTCAACTGCATCTATTTTTTCTTTTTTTGCTTCATTAGTTACCATTTCTTATGCCCTTTACATTGCCATGTTTTTCCTGAATCGATAGAGAACCAAGCCTCGCTGCTGGTACAATCCGAACATTTCTTCTCCTTGTGCAGCTGGTTTTCCTGGGGTCTTTCAAACATATTAAATTGTTCGGCTTTAAATTTTCTTAAATCTTCTGTCCCGTGCTTTATTCTTCGCAAGAAACTTCTCCTCCCAGAGCCGCGTAACCAGCGATATCAATCCATGAGTCTTCATGGTCTGGTGTGTGTCTTAACCTAGCTAGTTTAATCCCGATAGATATCTGAGCCACATCTTCTTCTGTTAGCTTAGACTTTAGTTTATCTTCTAGTATAGCGTTGAGTATTTGAGATATTCTATAGAAGTTTTCTCTAGCATCACCATATTGTTTATTTCTAGGCCCCCCGATATATTCCTCTGCTTTATCTAGAAAATAATATCTAGGCTTGCCATCATAGTCTTTTTCGTCCATTTTGACCTCCTTATAATCGACTACATATCCTTTAGCACCATGATGACCATACAAGAGTCTTCTTGTATAGCCATCTGGTATATTGTCGCTCTGGTGAGCGTATTTAGCGATAATGTTAAGCATCATTACTTAATTGAAGTACGATTAAACTCTTCTGACACTATGCAGTCAAGATGAGCCATACTTAAAGCTTCTAAGTCGTGCATCATATCATCATGTTGTGATTTGTTTACTTCTAATAAAAATTGTTCGGTTTTTTTAGGATGTATAAAACTGCCTTCACAATCATCTTCATAATGAGGCCAAGATCGTATTTCTTTTATGGCTTCATCGCGATTTTTTATAGATTCTAAATACACCTTTTGGAGACACATAATCAAAACTATTAAATCATTTTTATGAAATTTGTTATCTTTAATAACTCTTCTGTAAGAAACCCAATATTTATCTTCTGGATTTCTTTCAGGGTCAAGTCTCCAACCGCTAATGTTTTTAGTTATTTTTCTTCTTGTAAAATTTGATACGATACTATTATCATCAGGAGAATCTCCTGTTGAGTCATCATCGAATTGATATTCTGTTTCTTTTACTAATACTTTTAACATTTCTTTGCCCTTTCAATGTTATGTTTCAATTGTATTATACCTCAAGGTATAACTAACTATAACCTAGCTTTATAAAAAGTTGACGCATTGGGATAAAAAACATTTTTATTACGCATTATCTCTTGCAGTAACCGCTTGGTATTCACCATTAGACATTACGCCTTGTGTGGTTCCAAGCCATTTACTGCCTCCTGTTGCCGTGAATGAATACTTAGCAATACGCCTTGTCTGTATTAATTCCCGAACATATCTATCTATTGTTGCCTGAGAAATGTTCTGTAACACCGTTGGTGCGTTGGCATCCTCCAATCTCTCTACGATTGAATCAGCCCCTGTCTTTTGGCATAAAGCCCTACCATTACGCTCACATAGCTCAATCCAGTTATATAGAGCGTTTAGCTTAACATCACGCTCATTAGACGTTTCGACTGCCTCTAGTGCTTGTGTATTATCTACCAGCAGACCGCTATCCATATCCCGAACAAATTTTCGTATTCTTCTTTCTGCTGGTCCGTTGGACTTAACTATAGCACCATCAAAGCATATGTTTCTGACGTAACCTATGCCGAGAGCCGAACATCTTTTCTTGGCCTCGCTTTCCTCGACTTGCCATAGTGCAAATGCCGAGCGCACACCATCAACTAATGCGGAAGTACCCCGAATAAGATTACGGGCTTGCTCTGGTGATGACACAGGCTTATCGCCCGATTTAGTCATATGGTGACATACTATAATACTTGCACCTGTTTCTGTTGCGACCCTAGCCATAAGACCAGTAAAGGCAGCCCCTGCTGCAGGGTCAGAATTCACATCAGCGTGAACAAAAGACGCAAGTGGGTCAAACACGACTAACTTTAGGTTTTCCATCTGTAACATCTGGTCATGGATGCGATTGAATTCGTCTGAGACAATATACTCGCCATTTATTTCGCTAAGTATAGGGAATGTACCGCCTACATTAGGCAATGGCACAATATGAAGCTTATGCTTGAATGTTCTTCTATTTTCAAACGGATCCATTCGCTCAATACGTCTGTGAACTTCTGACTCATCATCTTCTGCGGTAAATATAACAACGTCACCATGCTCTTTAACAATACCGCCAAATGCATTTTGCATAGGAAAACCAGAAGATACTTTCATACCAAGATCTAGGGTCATCATGCCTTTACCAGCATCTCCAGCCGCAGAGAATATAATCGGTATGCCCAATGGGAACGTACTATCTATTAAGAAATCTTGAACAGGTGCTTTCCCACTGAAACGATCAATAAGTAAGCTATCATCGAGAAGATTAATACTTCTGGTTTTAAACTGGGAATTTTTATCAATGAACGCCTTTATATCAAATTGTTCGGCTATTGCATCTGCTGAGTCCCATTTTTCTGGTTTATCAAATGGCGGTTTGAGCATTGTTACTGAAGAAGCCTGAACATCTACACACATATCCCGAACAATTTCAGCCAAGCGCTTACCAGCTTCGTCATTGTCAGGCCATAAAATAACTTCTTTGCCCCTGAGTGGCGTGAAATCATACTTATGGGAGTTGTTTCTGGTTAATGCACCAGCCCCTCCTAACGTGCAAGTTGCTACATATCCCGATTGAATTAAAGCTTCGGCACACTTTTCGCCCTCTACCCATATTACTTGCTTGGCATTTAATATGTTCGGGATATTATATAGTGGCCTAACTTCAGGTGCTTTGGAATAGGTGTTGTTTGGTAGGAATGGTCTAAATTCTTTCTTGCCATCAATATCGTAACGCCTAACCGAGCATATTATTTCGCCATCTTTACTAATGTAATTCCATTCCTGCGTATACGCAGTATTGATATCAATGGTAGTTTTAACCCGAACATTTTCTTGTGCCTGCTGGTTTACTGGGTTTTGTAACCAAGGAGGCGTAGTGCTGGATGAATTTGTTCGCGTTCTTACTGGCGCTGTTTCCAGGTAAGACCCGAACATATCTTTTATTTCATGCAGCTTCATGCCCCGTGCTTCCATAAGTATCTTTACAATACCCCCGACACCAGTACCTCCGTTGAAGTCCTGACCACGCATGAAGTTTTGGCTACTAGGATTAATATCTATTTTCATAGATTCGCCACGTTCACCATACATTGAGCCAATGTAGAAAACATTGCCTCGAATGATTCCATTTGGAAAAGTATCTTTTAGCGTTTGTACCTGAACATGAGATGGAACACTGTCGCTAATATGTTCCACTAAATAACGCGGATCACTAGATTTAGTGTTGTCAAAGGGTGCAATACGCATTATATTGTACCTGTAAGGTTTTCTTCATTTGTCCTTATATGCATTTATCTTTTTCCTTTCTAAATGCGTTGTGTGTGTAAAAAAGGCGGTGCTCTCCTGTGCCGTCTTTTTTTATGTCCAACAAGTATTGCGATACTCACAAAATTTGCAAGTAAAATAATCTGATTCATTTGCGATACGAGGTAGCATTTCATTTGCTCTAGTTGCTTTTATTATTTCTACTCCTCTGTCGCTTATTTTTTGCGCTAATTCTGCATTGAACGGAACAAACTCATAATATAGCTCTGAAGTATCTTTATTCATAACGGTAAATAGCGCTGGATAGTCCATTAAATCCATGTATGTTTGATACAATGCTAATTGCGCTGCATAAGTTGGGTTAGCCTGTGTAACGCCTTTACGAACAAATTCACCAAACTTTTTGCTGTTAGCTGATTTACATTCCCATAAGAAGGGATAGTCCATCTTGACAGGGCCTCCACATATAACACCGTCTATATGACCTTTAATCTGGTCATCAGCCACCGAGAAGCCAAATTGTTCGCCTTTGGTGCTATGTGTTCTTAAATCAAAGCCAGCGTTCTTTAAATAACCAGCAATCATATCCTCTATATGATGCCCGAATTCAAATATCCTAAGAGTTCTAGCTTGAAAGTCCTCATCTTTTTTAGTTTGCATATATCGGTATTGGACTTGACGAGCGCAATCATTGCCAAGAGAGGAGCCCCCTATATATGTTCTGGGAGTTCTCTTGTTATTTTCCCGAACAATTCCTTGATCAATGTGTTCGGATATTTGTTTAATTAGATCAAAATGGTATGTAGTCGTCATCGGAGAAGTCACGAAGCTTGTCTTCGACTTCTTGTTGTAACTCCAATACTCCTTGTTCTGTATACTCATCTTCTAAGCCCTTCATCGATTGTATCTTAGCAATTGTTCCAAGAACCTGTTCTTTGCTTAAATCGCACAATCTTTTTTCCCAACCTATTGTTTCAAAAATTTTTGCCACTTCTTTTAATGAAGTGTCTGATTGTCTGGTATTATCACTCT